GCAGCTTCACGGTGCCCTCCTCGTTCTGTTCGAGCTGCGCCAGCCAGGTGGCACGGTTCGCCGGAGCGATCCGCCCCTCCTGCACCGCGTCCTCGACGATCGCCTCGCGGCGGCTTTCGGCGAGCGTGGCCGCAGCCTGCGCTCCCTGCTCAGCCTTGGCCTGCAGCTCCGCGAACGCCGCGCTGTCGACCAGCTGCAGTCCCTCCGGGACGTTCGGCTCAGCCTTCGCTGCGAGCTTCTCCCGCATGTCGTCGACCGCGGCGAGCAGCTCGTCGGGCTCAGCATCAGCGAGGCCGAGCCGGTCACGCAGCCCAGCGACCAGGCCGCCGTACTTATCGTGTTCCATGGATCCCCCTTCGGAATCAGTGATTGGTGCCTCCGGCTCGACGGCTGGAAGCGTTGCGGCGGCCATGGGCCGCCCAGCCCGCGCATGAACGCGGGAAGTGTCGAGGGCGGCGACCGGATGGCCGTCCACCGTGTCGTCGGCGAGACCCGCATCGACGGCCTCATCGGCCGTGTACCAGGTCTCCGCCTGCATGAGCGCCCGCCAGTCGGCGACGTCACCGCCGGCGCGCGCCGCATAGGTGGACGCCAGCGAGTCGGCGATCTTGTCGAGCGTGTCCGCACTGTCCCGCAGGTCCTGCGGGTTGCCGACCGCGACCATCGACGGATCGTGGATCATCATCATGGCGCCCCGCGCCATCGACACGTGGTCCCCCGCCATCGCGATCACCGACGCCGCCGACGCCGCGATCCCATCGACGGTCACGTTTACCTTCGCCGGATTCGCGATCAGGGCGTTCTGGATCGCGAGGCCCTCGTAGACCTCGCCTCCGACTGAGTTGATCCGCACGTTCAGCTCGTCGACGTCCAGGCCGGTGATCTGGGCGGCGATACTCTTCGCCGTCACCCCGTCGCCCCAGAACGATTCGCCGATGTCCTCGTAGATCAGCACGTCTGCCGACGACGGCGCATCCGCGTCCGCCTTGTTCACGACGACGAAGCGCCGCTTGTCACGCCCCAGCAGCTTGGCCAGTGGGTTCATTCGATCCTCCTGTTGATGGTGCTTCCCGGGCGGTCTCCGGGTCCGCGTCCGGCAGCCCGTACCGGGCCCGCATGAACGCCTCGAGCTTCTCGTCAGGAATCACGGCCCCCGACTGGATCAGCGACTGGATCGCTGCCGCCGTCGCCTGGTCGTCCTTGCCGATCGGCGTCACAGTCAGCTGAGGGGCAGGCTCATCAATCCCCCAGTTGAGATCTACGAGATCCTCGACGACGTGCTGCTGCGTCACATCCTGAATCTGCTGCGCCACAGCATTGAGCGACTGTGTGAAGAACGTCGCAAACGTCGACCCCAGCGCCCATGATCCGGTCTGTGTACCGAGGTTCAGGAAGTGCGCGAGCACAGCGCGGGCGATCTGCTGGTCGTGATAGTCGATCGGCTTCGACGTGTCCGGCAGCGTGCCGGTCACACCGACGAGCTCGAGCTTCGCCCCGTTCGGGATCGACGCCCCAGCCGAGGCGCCGGCGCGCAGCCCGGTCGCGAGCTTCAAGCCCCCGTCCTTCTCGGACTTCAGCCATGCCTCGCGCTCTGTCCCCTGTGCGGAGTCCGGCGCTGGGGCGCCCGTGTAGACCGGGATGCCCAGCGAGTTGCGTTCGACGCCGAGCGCCTGCGCGCGCAGCACACGGTCCTTCAGCAGCCAGTTCTTGTACGCGGTCCGCAGCAGGGACCGTCCGACCCAGTTGCCGCCCTCGCGGTCGTTCACGTAGGCGACGAGCCGGTCGACGGGGATCCGCACCGCACCCGGAGTGTCGATCGTCCCCCACTGATCGATCGCCACCAGACCACCATCGTCGGCGATCTCGATGTTCGAGATGGTCCGCGGCGGGCGCCACGCGAGCTTCTTCAGGTGAGCCACCGACCCATCCGGCTCGTACACCTGCTCGAAGAAGCTGTGCCCGTAGACCAGCTCCAGCAGTGCTAGGCGCAGATGCTCCCGCCACGAGAACCGGCCCGCCGTGCGAATCGGAGGTGTCGTCTCTTGCCCACGCAGCGGCAGGCCCAGATCATGCGCGACGAGTGCCGCGACCTCCGGGCGAGCGCCGGCCGGGTCGATCTGCCACACGGCTGACCGGATCGGCAGCGTCACCGCACCGAGCACCGACCCGACCTGCGAATCCTCCGACCGCATCCGGTCGAACACTTCGATCGACGCCGGCCAGCGCAGATCCGGGTTCGACTCGTGCTGCTCCTCGGCGAGCACACCCCAGGAAGCGAGTCCCGACGCCGACTGATAACCGATCTCCGCCATCGTGACCTCCCTCAGAATTGCGCCTCGGCCAGATTCACCAGCTCCGGACCCTCGATCGTGGTGACGATCTCCGCCTGCGGCGGCGGCCCCACCGGCTCATGCACCGGCGGTGTGACCGTTTCCAGCCCATACAGGGCGACCGTCTCGGCCACCAGGCCGGCGATGTCCACCGGCTGGGACCCATACCGGTCCCACGCCAAGTTCTCGGCGTACCGCTTGACCACGCCGCCCTGAATCGCCAAGTCGATGTCCGGCTGCACAGGGTGGGCGAGCAGCCCATCCAGCACCCGGTCCTTGAACCGGCCGGTCGCTAGTCCGATGTGCGACCCGTCGACGGGGATCACCGTCAGGCCCGCCTTCTCGAGCGGCTCGGCGAACTCCATCGCCGGTGCGCCCTTCGTCTGCAGCGCCACCTCGGAAGACCCCGACCGTTCCGCCAGGTCGACCAGATAGTCGACGACCCACAGCATCCCGGCGCGCCGAGTGCGGACCATCACGAACGGTCGCCCACCATCCAGGCGAGTCGCCGCCGAGATCCACGTCCACGCCCGATCCGCGCCGGTGTCCACGCCCCAGACCGTGCGCTCACCACGCCGCACGGACACTGCGTCGGCGGGGATCCCGCCAGCACGCCACCTGGCCGGAGCAATGTAGGGCTCGACCTTCGCCGTCACCCACTGGCACAGCACCTCAGTCCGGTAGCCGGCCTCATCCATCGATGCCGCATCTGAGAGGCAGGACGCAACCGTGATGTCGCACCCGGGAGACCCGATCGACGGATTCGCCTGCAGGATGCCGTCCACGTCATCGAGCGAGCACTTCTCAGGCGCCGACCACTCGAAGTGGCCCAGCGACGTGTCGTTGCTGTTCGCCCACTCCTCGGCCGCCTGCAAGCCGGCGTCAACGTACTCGCGCCAGGACTTGATGAGCGCCAGCCCGACGTCGCGCTGCTTCTTCAGCACGATCGCCGAAACATCGCCGGCGTTCGAGATCAGCCACGTCTGGTTCGACCAGAACGATTTCGTGATCTGGGAGACCGCGTTGAACGCCTCCCACGTCTTCAACTCACGGACCTCGTCCATGATGGCCCGCGCCGCCGGCTTCCCGCGCGCGTTCTTCGCCGCCCGCATCTCGTAGTGCGCCCGCGACCGGGCGAAGATCCCCCGCTCACCGTTCGCATCCCGTACTGACGCGGTCGCCGCCTGCAGGGCTGGCACGATCAGCTCGGCTTCCTCGGCCGTCTCCGGCTCCGGGTTGCACCACTGCTTGACCTGCGTCCACACCTCAGCTGCGATGTCGAGGTTCTGTGCGACGCCGACCACCTTGAACTTCACTGGCGGCACCAGCTCCGGATGCCTACACGCATCGACGAAGATCCACCAGGCCGCCAGCACCGACATCAGCATCGTCTTGCCGTTCTGCCGGGCCACCAGCACCGTCACCCGACGGAACCGATACCGACCATCCGGCAAGATCTCCAATGCGTGGATCAGCAGCCATTCCTGCCACCGGCGCAGCTTGACGTGCAGGATGTCGCGGGCGAAGTCGATGACCTCGAACCCGCGAGACGTCTCGGGAGTCAGAGGCCGCAGCGGGCGAGTCCACAAGCGAGGTTTCGTCGCCCCAAGGAGCACCTCAGACATCGCGACACCCCCTATGGCCTATGCCGCTCCCAGGTGTTTGTCCCGGAACTTGTCAAGCGCCGTCGGAGGCGGGACCGATCCCGACTCATCCTCACCATCGCCCTGTCGCGCCTCCCCCTGAGCCCGCTCCGTCATCCGCTCAGCACGAGCACGCTGCTCATCAACCGCTTTCCGCACATCCTTCAGCGCCGACAAATACGATGCCTGAACCCGAGTCGAACCCCCATCCGCATCCATCTGCCGAGCCAACTCCTTCACCAGCTCCACCAGCGGCGCCTCACTCCCAACTCGAGCAAGCCCCGTCGCCCGCAACATCCGCGTCACCGCGCGCCTATGAACCGTCGACACCATCACACCTCCTGGTGGAAAAAATCCGGATCAACATTCGGGGAGAGGGGACGCCTGTGCGCGGGAGGTAGGCCGGGGTTGGGTTGGTTCCGGATTTTTTTCGGGGGGTGGGGGTTAGAACGTGTGTTCGATTACCACCAGTCTGTGATGGTGTCTCCGAGGCCTGGCATTGGGGTGTTGTTGCTGCGCTTCTCGTTGCAGAGGCGGTGGCTATGCCGCCATGCGGTGGGGTCGTCTTGGAGTTCTGGGTGGGTGCTGACTGGGTAGTAGTGGTCGAGTTCGTGACTGTCCGGCGTGGTGCCGGGTGGGACGTCGTACGAGATGGGTTGGCCGCAGAGCCAGCAGGGGGCGTTGTCTCTCTTGCCTTGTTCGAAGAAGGCTTTGTGCTGTGCTTTGCTGCGGCGGGTGGAGGTGCGTGCTGTCATTGCTGTGGCCTCCCCGGTGAAGTGTGGGCCGCGCTTGTGGTGTCGGTGCGCGGCCGGACCGACGCCCGACGTGTTAGCGGTGAACCCCGTGGGCGGGGCAGAGCAGGAACCTGGAGCCTGTCACCTGGTGGATGCTCCCTGCGCCGAAAGCATCCACCGTCATACTGCCCGAGCCGGAGGCGTAGACCACCTGTTACTCAGAGCATCCACCCCAGAGGTCGGCCTCCCCGAGGGTCGGCTGAGACTGCATATGGACTCGCTGCCGCATCCGCGGGTTGCGCCGGTTCGCCTTCCTCCACCACGCGAACAGGTCCGGCTCTGCGATCAGCAGCTCCCGCGACTCCGGGTCGACCTTGGCCGGCATCCCCGCCTGCCGCCACTCGCGCAGCGTACGGATGCTGCGGCCCGTCCTGCGGGCGGCGGTGCGGTACGTGTACCAGCGGATTCCAGACACGTTCCATTCTACTGGTCGAGGGCGTATTCCCCGAGGTGCAGCGCCTGCTCGATGATCGCCGTGTAGGTGCGTTCGAGCACCTGGAAGCCGGGTGTTGCGGGGTCGATGTGCCACGGGCACTTCGCGCAGCCGATCACCATCAGACCCCCGACCCATGACACTCCGACTGCCTTGGCGCCGCACTCGGGGCAGCAACGGTGCGCGGCCATCGGGCGGAGTCGTGGTGCCCGGTCGTAGCGGCCGAGCAGCTTCCCCACGAGGTCTCCGAGTTGGTCGGCCTCGTCGAGGAGTCCAGTCTCGGCGACGAGCCAGGATCGCACCCGGATCCAGTCGACGAGCTGCTGTGCTGCTGTAGCCCACGCGTCGGGTTCTCCTTGTGGTCGTCCGATGATGCCGGCGGCGCCCTGCATGCCGGGCAGGTCGAGGTGCAACTCCTCGCTGCAGGCTTCGGCGAGGTGCTGGGCGAATGCGGCGAGCCCGTCCCAGAGTTCGTCGAGGTCGTCGAGGACGGTCACGCTGAGCGGTGCACGCCGCTTGTCCGAGGTGCCCCCATAGCCGACCTTGTCGAACTGATAGGCGGTCAGGACGTTGAGGCGCCGGCGCATGTAGGCGAGCAGGTCCGGGACGCCGTCGAGACGCCACAGGAACCGCAGCTCCGGGTTCCGTTCGATGTGCTCTTCGCTCATGCTTCCCCCTTCAGAACAGCTTTCAGGTCTGCGAGTGCTTGGGTCGCACGGTCGCGCGCGTTTCGCACTTGCTGTTGCCGGGACGCGCTGTCATGACGTTCAGCGGAAGCTAATGCATCTACTGGAACACCGACTAAATCGGCCAGCGCCAGTGCCTCGCTGACCGTGGCTTTCCGTTGCTTCCGTTCGATGGCCGAGAGCGTGTTCCGGTTCCAGTCGAAGCCTTGCTCGACCATGCGGCGCAGGACTTCGGTCTGCGTCAGATCGATGAGTTCTCGCGCCGCGCGGAACTGGTCGGCGAAAGATTCGTCGCTGTAACGGCAGCAGTCGCTCATGCTTCACCCCCGAGTGCTGTCTCCAAGGCGATGCGAGCGCGGGCCCTGTATGCCTCACGCACCGACACGTCGGCGGGCGGCCACGCCATATCGTGCTGGATAGACGTATCCCAGAGCGCCCGCGCTGCCTTCCACACCATGGCGTCGGTGATCTCTATCGGCTGCTTGGCTTGCCACTGGGCGCCACGAAAGAACGCCTGCACAAGAAACGCACTCTTCCTATACCGTCGTTCCGCTTCCTCACGTGCCTTAGTCATGACTGTTCCCGCCTCTTCGTGTCGATCCTCCACATGT